ATAGCGTTTTGCGTAGGTCAAAGCTGACCCGAAGCCTTGAGCGTCCTGCTTGCTTGCTGGGATAAACAGCGTACCGCAAGACATTTCCTGACCTGATTCGTGAATAATTACCGTTTCAACAGAAACGCCATGCTCTGCCGTATGCAACTTTTGGATAAATGCCAAACCGTTTTCAGACAATGCAGGGCGCACAGCGTCAATGACCGAAGCCAAAGAACTATATGCAGATTTGAAATGTGGATTTTTACTATCTTTCGCTGCGTGATTCATAGCAGCTTGTGCTTTGACTAATGCCTTGGCTAATTCGTTCATTTATGCACCTATATGTTTCCTGACGGGGGTGTCAGTAAGATAGATATTAAGCCAACTAAACAGTATTGTCAAATTAAAACAATAATATGTTAAGATAGCTGCATGAATACAACAGACATAATTCAATTTCTTGGCGGCACGTTTGCTGTAGCTAAGATGTGCAAAGTTAGCCCTCCAGCCGTAAGTCAATGGCGTAATAACGGCATTCCTGCTGACAAGCTGGTAATGGTTGCTGGCGAACTTGAAAAAAAGTCCGACGGTAAATTTAGTCGTAAAGAAATTGAGAATTGGAAACAGATTTGGCCTGAATTACGATAGACTGAATGTGCCTTTAGCAAGCAGAAGCAAACCAATGGTAAGGGTCGAGTTTCAATAGCCTAGCTTTAGGGCTTGACACACCGGAAAGACGGTGGCAGAATCAATTATCCCTTGGCGGGGAATCATTGGACAAGCCTTAGTTAGCGTCCTGCTTGTGTCCACAAGTCCGCCAACACCTTAAAACGGTGAGGATGCTAACTAAGGCTTTTTTTTTGGCTTAAATTATGAATTCAAGCAAACAAATTCAATATAACGAAACGGTTACTTTTTTACCAAGATGTGACGGTGTAGAAATATTTAGACGATTAAGCAACATTGTTTTTGTGCAATTAGGAAAAGAAATTATTATTCCAATTGCAACGTATGATTCTTTGATTTTTGCAATTAACAAAGCAAAAGGTGTCAACGATGAAGGTTGACATTTGGATGCCTCTATACATTGGCGATTATCTTGCCGATACGTCACGCTTGACAACAGAGCAGCATGGCGCTTACCTACTTCTTATTATGGATTACTGGCGGTCAGGCAGACCACCAGACAACGATCAAGTTTTAGCGCAGATTTGTAAACTTAGTCCTGATGCTTGGTGCAATGCTAAAGCAATGCTAAAGCAATACTTCAGCATAGAAGATGGTTGCTGGGTTCACAAAAGAATAGAAGCAGAAATACTTGATGCTGCTCAAAACCAAGACAGAAAACACCAAAGAGCAGTAAAAGGCGCAGCAGCTAGGTGGAATAAAGCCAATAATGATGCTTCAAGCAATGCTCAAGCAATGCCTATGCAATGCCCTTCACCTTCACCTTCACCTTCACCCTTACCTTTATCTAAACCAATAAAAGATAACTACGTTTCGCCTGAAGGCGTATTACCTGAAGTCTGGCAAGATTTTGTTCAGCAACGAAAAGCAAAGAAAGCCGCCATAACTGAAACAGCTATAAAAGGCATAGAGCGTGAAGCCAACAAAGCAGGCATAACGTTAAATGCTGCATTGCAAGAAATATGCGCTAGAGGCTGGACAGGATTTAAAGCTGAGTGGTACACAAAAGAAAAACAAGATAGTGAACCAGCTTGGGTTAAGAAAAATCGTGAATGGTATGAAACTGCAACGGGTAAAGTTGCAGAAAAAGACATTTTTGACATGGAAGTTAACTTACCAAGGATTTCAAAATGACATTACCTATTGCTGCTGTAGAACGTTTGTTTGACAGATTGTCCATGACATACGGAGTAGAGTTTAGAAACAAATGGGCAGGTATGCCTTTGAATGAAATCAAAACGCATTGGGCATATGAACTTGCTCAGTTTGCAGACAATCTAAACGCTATCGGTTGGGCATTGCAAAACCTGCCAGACCGTTGCCCAAACTTGATTGAGTTTAAGAACCTATGCAAACAAGCGCCTAGACCGCAGCATCAAGCTTTAGACGCACCGAAAGCGCCAGTTGAAGTCATTGACAGGGAAATATCGAAAATGCTTGCTGGGCTGATTAAAAAGCCTACTGACGCTGGTGACCACAAACGTTGGGCAAAGCGTTTAAAAGAAAGGCATGAAAAAGGCGAACATTTGTCACCTTATCAAATAAATTGCTACAAAACTGCGCTAGATATGTTAAGCTAACTAAATATTAAGGAGAACGTAATGTCTATTTGGACAGTCATGTTTTGGTTTTATTTTGTAATTGCATCGGTATTAACGTTAGCGTGGTTGTGGAAAACTAGTACAGATAAAGGACCAAAAGTGTTTGAAGACAAACCTTGTCAATGTCTGCATCCTATTAAATGTGATTTGTTTGACAAATGTATGAGGGGTCAAAAATGAGCAAACCAATTATGCAGCAAGCGTTGGATGCTTTGAAATATCATACAGAACACACATACCAATTCCATCTAACAAATGTTGCGATTGAGGCACTTGAAGCAGAGTTAGCCAAACCTGACCTAAGCATCGAAGCAAACCGTGTTGCCTATGATGTCGCCATGCACTACGCAAACAAGACGAAGGAGAAGTTAGGATGAACGAACGATTAAAAGAATTGGCTGAACAAGCTGGAGCAGAGTTTCACGCCAATACCATTATTGTTAATGGCAAAGACGCAGATGACTTTGTAAAAAAGTTTGCCGAGCTAGTGCGTCAAGATGAGCGTGAGTTAGCCAAGTCTGAGCAAGAGCCTGTTGCTTACGCAGATGCTTTAGACCTAGCTAAAGATTGCAATTGGGATACATTTATTTGCAAACATTCAAGCGAAAACCATGAAGGAACTCGATTTAAGATACCACTTTACACCGCACCACCACGCACAAAATGGGTCGGGCTGACGGATAAGGAAATGGAATCACTTGTTATTCAGGCAAGAGAAGTGCCTATTGAAATTCCATGCGACAGTTTCACTACCCGCTTGTTGAAGTTGGCAGAAGCCAAACTCAAAGAGAAAAAAAAATGAACACAGAACAAAAAATTATCAATTATTGCCAAACGCCAAAAACAACCAAAGAACTTGCTGAGTATTGCGGCATCAACAAAGACACGATGTATTCTTATTTAAACCGATTGCAGCGCAACGGAATCATTGACAAGATTGGTGACGGTAGACGCAGGGTTGCACCAGCAAGGTTTGTTGTGACTAGACAAGCCCCAAAAGCTACCGAATCGACTGCTGACTATGAAAACCTTGCAATCACTCGTGCTCATAACCCGTTTGGATTGCATTCATGACAAAAGAAACAAATTACGGAAAATTGTTGCAAGCAATGTACGACCAAGGTTTTGCGGATTGTGAGGCGGCAGCAAAATTAGCGATTGAAGCCGGAATTAAAAAAGCAATTTTGGCAGAGCGTGAGGCTTGTGCAAAATTATGTGATGAACAATGGGAAAGGGATGATTGCGCCAAAGCAATTAGAGCAAGGGGAAAAAAATGAACAAGGCCGATTACATACATTTGTTTAAAGAAGCCTGTGGCGGAAAATGCAACGTTGAATACAACCCGTGTGCCTTTCGCCAAGCTGCTGATTCGTTAGCTGCGTTAAAACCAATTGGGTATATAGATAAAAACGGAATGCTGTTTAACGACACTACGCACCCTCATTTACACACACCACTTTACGCATTAGAGGCAGACAATGAATCCACTTAGCCCAAAACAGATATTGAGAAACTTGGAAAACGGTTTCTTCATGACGCATCAAGAACAGACTGAGGCCGCTGAATACATACGCCAGTTGCAGCAATCTAACCAAGCATTGACAGAAGGAATGCTGCAAAACGCTGAAGAAGTGGTTAGATTACGGCGTGATTTGCACAATGCAACAGGTTTTACAAACCAAGTTATTACAAAACGTATGGAGGCTAATTTGCGTCAATGGGTTGGTTTAACCATTGAAGACATAACAGGGCATATGTGTGACTGTGCTGATGATGACGGAACATACAAAACATCGTGTTTTATTGACTACGCAAAAGCCATTGAACAAAAGCTTAAAGACTTAAACACATGAAAGACCAGCATGATGCGATAGATTACATCTACACAACAGCACCCATTTATGGCGCAGCTAAAGGGCAGCTTGCAGAACTGGAAGCCTACAAACACAGTCTTCGGGCCATTATGATGACTAAATCTGCTGAAACCACAATTGGCGGTCAAGAAAAAGAAGCCCTTGCAAGCCCCGAATACCAAAACTTATGTAA